AAAATGCAATTGCGTCATATTGTTCTATTTTAATAGATGGAAAAACAAGAGAGACTATAAAAGGGCGAGTTCAGCCATATAAGTATATATTAAATATAGATCACCCTATTTCTGATTCTGAAACATTATCAGATTTTATATCAATTGATGAATCTATTAAAATTATACCATCAAATAATAGGGGAGAATTATTAGGAATAATTTATTGTTTTGCGCAACTATATTTAAGAGAATCTGAATCAAATAAAGAAACTAATATAGAAATATATTCTGATAGTCTATTATGTATTAATACATTTAATACATGGCTCCCTAATAGAAGAAAAAATAATACTGCTCATGAATTAAAAAATTTTGATTTGCTTCTGATTGGAGAAGAATTATTAAATGCAATAAAAGAAAAATATAAATCAATTAAATTATTACATGTAAAAAGTCATCAACAAAAACCATTAGAATCAGAAGGCAAAAAAAAATTATTTATTTGGATGGGAAATCAATTTGTTGATCAAGAATGTACAAAATTATTAAATTGTAATTAAAAAAATACAATTAAAAAATACAATTAAAAAATACAATTAAAAAATACAATTAAAAAATACAATTAAAAAATACAATTAAAAAAAAATAATATAAAAAAATTATATACTAATATAATTTTATATATTAATTCCATTTTTGGTCGATTTTATGATTATTGCCCCACAGACTCAATACAATAATCATCACAAAATATGGAAATTAGCAATTTGCCAATCAAATAAAATATTATATAAGTAATCTTATATAATATTACATATAATAAATATACTTAACCCCCCACCAAAATCAAATAACTAGGGCATAAAATGTAATCGATACATTTTATATATCTATATATAAAGTATATTATTTATAATACTATACAAATATTTAATATAATTGAATTTGCATATTTGTATAGTATATAATACTTGTAACTCAAATTATACTTAAAAATATAAATATATTATAGGAATAATGCTAAGCTTAAAAAAATATTATTCTCGCTGTGATATTATATATGAAAAAGAAAAAGAAGAATTATTAATAATAGAATTAACAAATAATTATTATCGTATTAATCATAAATTAATTACAGTTTCAATATTAGATGATATTATAATTAATTTAACTGCATTATTAGATACAAGATTATCATATAATCCATTAGATATTATTGGGTGCCTATATATTATGGATAAAATAAATGAAAAAAATGTTATAGAAATATTATTTAATTGTTCTGAAGATGAATCAATAAAAGATATTTTGATTAAATTGGAAAATTTAAATAATATGGAATCACCAAGAAGTATAATAATTACAAAAATAATTGATTACATGTATGAATATAAAGAATATAAAAATAATATAGAAAAATTAATTAATATTGCAAAAGATATTGAGCGGTCTTGTTATAATGCTACAATTATGGATTGTAGGCAATCAAACAACCCGCCGCCTAGAAATTGGGAATCATATGAATTTAAAGATATTTATTATAGCTCAAGATGTGGAACAATTTTAAGACTTCTTTCTATAAATTCTCAATCAACAAAAGAATATGGTTGTACTTTAGTACAAAAAATAATAAATAATGAAATAGATATTGACCAAATAGGATTTATGAGTGAAAATGATATATGTCCAATTGCTCAAGAAAAAGAGAGAACTTCTATTAAGATAAGAATGGGGCAAAAAATTGATGAAAAATACTCAAATCTATATAAATGCCCAGCATGCAAAGAACGAAAAACAACATATATTACAAAACAATTAAGAGCATTAGATGAAGCTGCTGATATAATTTGCACATGTTTGAATTGTTCCCATGTATTTAGAGCAAAATAATTTATATTAAATACTTATAAAGTATATTAAATATATTTAAATATTTTTTTTAAATGTCAAATATTGAAGATTGCCCACAAGAAGATTTAAATATTGAAAGCCGATCACAAGAGGATTTAAATCTTGAAGAAAATTTAGACCCATCTCAAGATGAATTAAACTCTCATCAAAAATTAATGTCTATGTTTAGTATGATGATGGGTGGTGGTATGCCGGGTGGTGGTATGATGGGTGGTGGTATGCCAGGTATGATGGGCGGTGGTATGCCAGGTATGATGGGCGGTGGTATGCCGGGTAGTAAATTTTCATATGAAGATGACGAAGAAGATAATGGCCCTAATATTGAGCATATTAATGATGAACTTAATGATGACAATATGAAAAATATTTTTGAAAAAATTGATATAATTACTGATACATCAAATTTAATATATGATGAATCATGTTCAATTACAATCAGTACCGAGCAAATGAAAGATGAATTAATTTTAGTAAAAAATCAAATTGGGGATTTGAATAATCAAATAGGGAATTTAAAAAATCAACTTGATAGTATCTATAATTTATTATTAAGTATAAAATTGGAAAAAAATGATTAAATATATTATATATATAATCCGTATTTTTTTATATAATCTTCCATATGTGTAGTGCCCATAGATAAATTACAATTTCTACATATTGGCCTAAAATTTTTAATTTCATTAGTTCCACCATTTGCTTCGCTTAATACATGGCCAGCCTCAAAATCATTAATTTTAATTGTAGTTCGTTTGCAGCAAAAACACTTGTGCTTCATAATATCATCACCTATATATGTATTCCATATATTTATTTTAACACTTTTTGGTATTGATTTTTTTTTATATGTTGATTTTGATTTATTTCCTGATTGTATATTTAATTCTTCTAGGCTTGGCCTTAAATTTGATTGCAAATTTATATTATTTTGAATTAATTGTATATCTGTATTATTTTGAATTAATTTTGGTTCTATAATATTATTTTTATTTGATTGTATATCTGTATTATTTTGAGTTATTATTTTATATGATAAATTTAATTTATTTTTATTATCAAATGTAAAAAAACTAAATAACTCCGCGGTTGATTTATGAGCAATACTCATTTTAATAATATATTTATATAATTGCATATATTTATATATTTGCATATATTTATATATTTGAATAGTTAATATTATATAAATAATTTATATAAATAATATGTCATCAAATAAATTAATATTATATTTATATCCAAGTGCAATGTGTCAAGAAATTGCAGATTCTGCAATTCAATTAGATTGCAATACAGAAATTAATGCAGCAACTATTATTAATAAACAATGTGAAATTGATATAATAACTCAATATAAAGAAAATCATTTTTTGGGGAGCTGCAAAATTGGTGACCTTATAAATTTTAATTGGGGTAGATGGGAATATAATAGACCATTTGATGAAATTAGAGTTGATGAAATTTTTGAATATATAAATAGAGGCAATTCAATTGATTGGATGTTATATTGTATTTATATATCTAAAACAGATTGTGCTTCAAAAATTGAATTATATGATGGACTACATAGATTAACCGCATTAAAAAAATATATACAATTATATGAATTATCAAAAAAAGAAGATTGTCCATTAAAAAATCAAATTATTTTAATTAGTATTAGAATAAATCCATCATTGGGTGAAACTATTGATGCATTTCAAAATATTAATAGAAGTATATCAGTTCCTGATTTATATATAGACCAATCTAATACAGTTAAGCGTATGATTATTGAACATACAATAAATATTTGGACAAAAAAATATAAACCACATTTTAAATCTAGCTCAAAAACAACAATTCCAAATATAAATAGAGATTCTTTTATTAATATTATTAGTGATATATATGACCATTATAATATACAGTCAGAACAGTCATTAAATGACTTATTAAATAAAACAAATGCACTTATTTTAGAAAAAATTTCAGATTATTTAATTTCAGAAAGAGCATTGTCAAAATGTCAAAAAACTGGATGTTATTTATTTATAATAAAAAATATTTCATTATTAGATTTTATGAAACAAAATATTTATTAAATAATAATTATTATTTTAATAATATAACAACTATTTTTTAATTTTTTTTAATATAATTAAAATAATTATTATTTAATAATCATATATTATAAATGGAGTCAACATATGAAACTACACCAAAACTCGGCGGTGTAGTTTTTATGATATTAGTTTTTATATTATTATTACTGTCAATTGTATTAATAATATTATCATCTATGCAAAAAAATAAAAAAACTTATGATACAATTGATTATTATCAAAAGCGTAAAGTAACATTTGATTTAGATAACTATACATTACCAAAATCACCATATGAATCAAGACCATCGTATGAATCGAGACCATCATATGAATCAAGACCATCATATGAATCAAGACCATCGTATGAATCAAGACCATCATATGAATCAAAACCATCATATGATTCAATGCCATCAGATACAAATATTATGAATTCAATTGTATCTGCTTAATATAATATTCTTAATATAATATGCTTTTTATAATATACAATATATTTTCAGATAAATCTATTGTAATATTATTAATTATATAAGTAATTGATTTATATGTTAAAATAATTTTTTTTGGATTTTTATTTAAAAAACTATCAATTAATGTTTGAAATTCTTTTTTTAATTCAATTGTATTAGATATTAATTTTTTAAAATTGTCATAATCAATTGAATATACATCAGGATATAATTCTTCAATATTATATGATTCTTTGCAAACAATATAAAATAAATTAGGAACTTTATTTTGTATACACCAACAATGAATACAAAATAATGATGCAAATGTATTTTCTAAATCTGGGGGGGATTCATTAGATTCGCAACAATCAATTATTGGAACTGCAAATCCAATATCAAAAATACATAGTTCACAATTAATACATTTTTTATTTCCATTAACATATTTAAAATAATTAAATTGCCTAATACGATCAGCTGAAGAATCTCTAATAATAGATAGAATAAAATATTTATAACTATTAAATTCTGAAAGTGATATATTATATATTTTATAACTTATATGAGATTCTTCATCTATTATTTTTTTTATAAAAAATGACGAACGATGATAAGTTTTATTAAAAATAATATTTAAATTTTTAATATCTTTATATGAGATATTATATGTAATATCTCTATTATTAAATACAGTTATATTTCTAAAATCTAAATATATAGAACTAATTAATGAATTAGTTGATTTTTTTATATTTTCAAATTGCATTGGAATAAAATACCACATAAAAGATGCTCGCGTGCTATAGTTTGGCGGCAAACTAAATTTTGATAATATATCAAATGTAATTGGAAGAGCAGTTATTATTCTAGCGGGAAATTGTTCTATATCTTTTTTTGTATACATAAAAGGCTTTTGAGCTTTTAATAAATAAGTTCCATTTATAAATTTATTTTTTTTTATTACACAAGAACCAGTAGTTGCAGTAATTCTTTCTTTTAATAAATGTTCTTCATATTGAGATATAATTTCATATATGCTATGTATAAAATTTAATAAATTTGTTTCTATATCTGGCAAAGGAGTTGCAAAATCAGTAACATTATAAAATATAATACCACAAGTTGGCTTATAATGAATTTTTCTCCCATCTGGTAATGGTATAATTGGAAATTTTAATAAATCACTTTTAATATTTAATTCTTCATCATATACAGTATACCCATATTCAAAATTTAACATATAAGACACTATGCTTGAAATGTTTTTTTCTGTCAAAATCAACATATTAAATCAGTAATTGAATATATTTATATATTTATATATTTATATCAGTAATCAAATATATATTTATATTTGATTATATATCTAGTTTATAAAACAAGTATATTTGATTATATATCTAGTTTATAAAACAAGTATATTTGATTATATATCTAGATTATATTATAATTATATTTGATAATAAAAAATTAGTATAAAAAATGAACACTCCACCAAATCAACGCACTATTCCAAATAATGCCGCGCCTAATCGATTGCGCCGTAGTCATATTGATAGTCAAGGAGTAATAATACCATTTCCCGCGACAAGGTTGTTTTTTCCAGATACAAGACCAAATGTGAATAACTTGGTTACTGGATTGGAATATCTATCCTTAAATCGACAAAGCCAATCCTCGGCCCAACGAGAACCACCACAGCAATAAATTATAATATAATCAATTAAATATAGTATTAAATAAAACATTTTTTTTTATATTTGATTTTATATTATAAATACAAAAGATTAATAACGGTGTTTTTATAATATATCAATGTCGTTAAAATCAATAATTACATTATTAGATATTTGTACATGTGAGCCATTTATAGAATGGGTTTCAACAATTAATTATATACAATCATTAATAAAAACATCAAAAAAATTAGCAAACATTTTTATTCATTTGCTCATTACAAGAGTTGTAAAAAATCCAAATATTTGTTTGTTTGATGAATTAATAAGATATATAAAAAATACACCAATACAAACAATTATTCAAATATTAGAAATGTCTCCATATATCCCAATTTGTATTAATGGTTTTTTATTTGAAATAAATATAATTGGACAAATATTATTATTAAATGGAACAAATTATAGTTTAGAAATATTATATAAAAAACGAGCAACATTAGCCAATTCTGAAATATTAAAAAGCGATGGAGAAACATTTATAAATTGTAGTAAATATGAACATATATATGATGTACATTATTTAAATAAAATATTGCGTATATTTAAACCAAAAACAAATAATCGTACTATTATTAATGGAATTAATATATTAGCAGATATTGACGTATCGCCACCAGATGCCACGTATTATAATAATGTATATGGTGCTCTCAGATATTGTTCAGAACAATCAATAAAATTTTATATAAATGAAAAATTTTCATATCTTCATTTAATATTTGGCCGTAATAATTTACAAGCCATAGATAAAAAAATATTAATTGAATATGAACAATTGCCATTTTATAAATTATTATATAAAATGGCAATTATAAATAATAGGATGAATGGGTTATTAAGAATGCTTGCTAGACCCATAAAAACAGATTTATCACAAATAGATAATTATATAAAATGGAAAAATATATTTAGTATTAATAATGTTTTAGCTCGAGCAAAAAATATGGCATCAGTATATAGTCAAGAAGAGCTATTCAATTTATTAGAATTATGTAATCATATAATAAAAAATACATATAATAATCATAAATATTATTTAAATTGTATGTATGGAGCATATATATGCAAATTATTAATAATTAAAAATGAGGAAAATCCTGAGTTTATTCAAAAATTATTTTCACAATATAGTCACAATTATATATATCTAATGCTTTTAGATTTAAAGAATCCAAAAATTACAGAACAAATAATTATAAAATTTATAACAAATGATGACCTTTCTAAATACAAACTAAATAATTTTATTATTTACGAATATAAATATAATACAGAAATAATGAGCAATATATTAAAAATGGTAAAAATTCAAAAGTTATTTCATAAATTAAAAAAATTTCATACTTATTATGGAAATATTTTTAATCATTTATTATCAGATGAATATACTTTTTGTATAGGAGACCATACCCACTATTTAAATTTTATAGAATTAATTACTGCAAATAATTATAATAATTATAATAATTATATTGAAAATAGAAATCATGAATATTATATATATAGTATTTATTGTACAAATAATTATAAAATTATTGATTACACTAAAGATATTAGCAATTATATAATATTAGTATTACAATGCATATTAAAATCAAAAAGCGCAAAAATAATATCCAAGTATTGTATTGCTATTTTTAAATGGATTATATTATCAAATAATGCAAATATAATGACAAATGAGGCTTTTAAAGAATATTGCGCACAAATATTAAAAAATAGTATTTTTGATAAAACAGCAATCTTTGAGATTATCCATGATTTATTAAAAAACATAAAATATAAAAATATATTGATTAGATTCACCAATGTTATTAATAAATTAATTACTAGAAACCCAAATATTATTACAGATCTACAAATTAGGTCTCTGTGCAAAAATGTTCTTTTATATGATTTGCGACTTGCAGATATTGAACAATATAAAGAAGTTATACAATACAAAGCCAATTTTATAAAAATGCTTAAAAGCGATGTATTTAATAGCACTATATATATTTTAAATCGGGATAAAATGTTGTTGACTAATATTGGGATTATCCTATAAATATATATTTTTTTGTATATTATATGAAAAAATACATATTATATATTCAATATATTTGAATATAATATATTATATGCAAAAGTGCAATCAAAATGAACAGCAATACTGAAGCTAACACCGAGACCGCCAACATTGAGGCTGCCAACATTGAGACCGCCAACATTGAAGCCGTCAACACTGAAGCCGCCAACATTGATCAAGTCCCATGGGACCAACTATTAACCAATACAAATCCCAAACTATGGACCAATACTGACAATTCTCAATCATTAACAGCTAGCAGCTCCAAACCATGGACTCGAGCATCTGCAAAAGATAATGAAGAATCGCTGCTTAAAGAAAGCCCCGGCTCTGGAGAAGGATTTGAGCCAAGCGAAGATGACTTTGATTTAAGCATCAAAAGAGGCCACCCGCTATTTAGCCATCAAAAAGAATTTGAATGGCTTGACAAGAAAGATTTTGCGACAAGAATACGTTTTTATATGGCAAAGTATGGTGCAAGATTAATTGATGCTGCGGCTTGTCAGGTTATGCGTATGTTTGAATGTGAGGGCGGATTTTCAAGAGTATCTAAAGAGTTGGTGCTTGAGTATTATACGCAATCTCAGGTTGCCCTTAATGCTGGACTTGCCAATAGGACCATTCTCTTGAGTGACGTTCTAGATGTGCCATCAGGTGTGCATATCTCTATGCTATGCCACGTGCTTATTGAGTATATTCAATATCGATATGGTAACAAATTTGTTGGCATTTCTCAAACTCACAGTGGGTCTATGGGAAGCTGGAATGTCTTGTTGGCTGCTGCTGGAATGCATATTAGATTCACAATGGCCATCTATGAAGATTTCGAAACTTCTACATTTCGTGTTTTGTTTACAAGACAAGACCGCAATGGATGGGCATTGGGCCATATTTTGAACAAGCAATTCAAAGATGTCATCCAGCAGATTCCTCACATCTCATATGATGAATATATTTCATCTGGGGCATCAATTGATGAAATTGTTTGTCATAGCCGCAGTGGTAAACCAAGACAGGATGCCGCAACCATACCACCCGCCGAACTTAGTTTTAGCGAAAGAGAACTGCAGCAATATACTAAAAATACCATTGGTAATATCAAAGCGGGCTTTGACCATTTTGCATTTCTAGTTGGCGAGCTAAATGACCCACGTATATCGGTTTTATATATTCAGAATGGCGTAGTAGCACACTTGCTCGATTTTGCAATCACGCGCAGTGCTTATATGAGGTATTATCGAATTCAGGCGTACATTGGCCTATTAGTATTGGCGTCAAATGAGAACTCAAAACCACTATTGGTTGCAGAGCTCAATAGGTCAACTATTGATGGAAAGACTCTTTATGCTATTCTCAAATGGCATATTGACCAAGCCGAGGAATCCGCCGAGTTAGACCAATATGCCATTGAGTGCATTTGTAGTGCTCAAGTCGAGATTCAAATCCTTCGCAAACTCACACTCGCACTTTATTAAGTGACATACTTGCACTTTATTAAGTGACATACTTGCCCTTTATTAAGTAGCATACTTGCCCTTTATTAAGTGGCATATTCGCATTTGGCATTTATTAAGTGACATATTCGCATTTGGCGCAATATATTAAACAAAGATAAGTTAATACATATATATTTTTTTGCAATGATTGTGTTGCAGCCAATTTCACAATTAAATATAATTCCACAACTATATTCAAGAACAACATTATCAATAATAATTAATGAAAGGTATTTATTTTTGTATAATAATATTCAATATATTGGAAAATTAATTTTTTATAAAAATATATATTTTATTATAGTCAATATTGATTCAAATAATGAACATAAGATGTTATTTGAGATGTATAATTTTTATAATATAAGAATAA